TAGTGGCTAAAGCAATTATTTCTAATAGAATATACTTAGATAGCCCTGGTGTAGAAGAAAATAAGCAAATTATAAAAACACTTACTTATAAAATTCATAAAGATACAGGAAGCAAACAATTTAGTACGGTAGAAACTATCAAAAACTATAAAATATTACCTAAAAATATCTTAAGTATTCCTCAAGGCAGATTAGACTTAATACCTAGTGGTTACGAAATTTTAGATAAACGTACTCAAATACATGCACCTTTTCCAGAACCTAAATTTGCTCTGCGTAATACGCAGCAAGTAGTTTATGACGAAATAACAGATACTTGTTTTATCAATGCACTAGTAGGTTGGGGTAAGACTTTTACTGCATTGCATGTAGCTAAAAAATTAGGTCAAAAAACATTAGTAGTTACACATACTAGCGCGCTTAGAGATCAATGGTGTGAGGAAGTAAAAGTACTATTTGGTATGGATGCGGGAATTATAGGTGGAGGTAGCATGGATTGGGAAGATCATGCTATTACAGTAGCTAATGTTCAAACTTTAATAAAACACAGTGCAAAACTGGCAAAAGAATTTGGCACTATTATTTTAGATGAAGCACATCACTGCCCTGCTAGTACTTTTTCACAATTAATAGATGATTTTCATGCTAGGTATAGAATAGCACTTAGTGGAACCATGATTCGCAAAGATGGTAAACACATAATGTTTTCTGACTTTTTTGGTAGTAAGGTATTTAAACCGCCACAATCACATACTCTAAATCCAGAAATTAAACTTATACAAACTGGTATTACTCTTAAACCTGAAGCTACTTGGGTAGAAAAAATTAACGCACTTACAGAGGATGAAGATTATCAAGTATTTATTTCAAACTTAGCAAAAATTCAAGTAGCCTTAGGCCATCAAGTTTTAATTATTGCAGACAGAGTTGGATTTTTACAAAAGGTAAAGGAATATGTTGGAGAAACGTGTGTGTTGGTTACTGGGGAAACCAATTTTGAACAGCGACAACAAATCAAACAACAATTACTCTCAAAAGAAAAAATGTGTATTGCTGGCAGCCGCCAGATCTTTAGTGAAGGCATCTCAATAAATTCACTTAGTTGCGTTATACTAGCAGTACCTATTGCAAACGATAGTTTACTAGAGCAAATTGTTGGCAGAATTCAACGTCAACACAAAGATAAATTAACTCCAGTAGTCTTAGATATGCAATTTTCAGGTTTTATGGATAAAAAACAAAACAGGGATAGGCTTGGATTTTATATGCGTAAAGGCTGGGACATTGAACTGGTATAAAAATTTACACTTGTAAATCCACTTTTACTGTGTTATAATATATTCTTGAATCCTAAAAATGACTTTATTTTTTAACTTTAATGTTTTACTCCGCGACACATTAGGTGATCCTGAATATATGGTTGAAGCACTGCGTAAGTTTTACAAAGGCATAACCATACCAAAAAATAAATATGAAAAATACAAGCCATTACCAAGATTACGAGCAGGTAGTAGTTTTTTACTAAAACCTGAATTGTTTTTTAAACACACGGGAATAGATTCAGCATATAGAGCACAGTATATTAGATTAGCTGCACTAAGAAATTATGGTTTATATAAAACCTATCAGATTAAATCTTTAGACTTAACATTATATCCTGACATTGATTTAAACAATATAAAATCAAACCCGCTTCTAATAATTGCTAACAAACAAATTAAATTTATACACGAGGAAACTTAAAAATGGCACTAAGCTTTAAACAAACCAAAGGCCGCGCACAAAAATCTTCAGTTGAAAGCTACGAGTACAAAGACGGTGAAAATACTGTTCGTTTAATTGGTGGCGTATTACCACGATATGTCTATTGGGTTAAAGGCACTAATAATAAAGACATTCCTATTGAATGCTTGGCCTTTAGCCGTGAAAAAGAAAAGTTTGATAACTTAGAAAAAGATTGGGTTCCTGATTATCATGCTGATCTTCGTTGTAGCTGGAGTTATGCTGTTAATTGCATTGATCCTAAAGATGGAAAAGTAAAAGTTCTTAATCTTAAAAAGAAACTGTTTGAACAAATTCTTACAGCGGCAGAAGATCTTGGCGATCCTACTGATCCAGAAACTGGCTGGGATGTAGTATTTCGGCGAGTAAAAACCGGCCCATTAGCATATAATGTAGAGTATACACTGCAAGTATTACGTTGCAAACCACGTAAACTAACGAGTCAAGAATTAGACTTAGCAGAAAAAGCACTGCCTATTGATGAAAAATATCCTCGTGCAAATCCTGATGAAATTAAAGCACTGCTTGAAAAACTACAAGCTGGTGTAGAAGAAGAACAGTCTCAAAACGATCAAGAAGCCGTAAAAGAACTAGGTTAACCACAAAGCCCGCTAGAGTGTTAGCTTTAGCGGGCTATTTTGTCTGGTACAAAATGAACATATTATTCACAGCAGATATACATATAAAACTGGGTCAAAAAAATGTTCCAGTTGAATGGGCAAAACAACGATTTGAATTGTTTATAGAACAATTTAAAAAAATGCAACAACACGCTGACTTAGTAGTTTTAGGTGGAGATATATTTGACAGACTTCCTACTATGGATGAAGTTGAATTATACTTTGATTTAATTGCTAGTATTAATGTAGAGTGCATAGTCTACCCAGGTAACCACGAAATGCTTAAAAAAGATACTACTTTCTTAAGTTATTTAAAACGAGCTACTACTAGAATCAATCCACTAGTAACTATTGTAGATGATTTCTATACTAGACATGGTATTGATTTTGTTCCATATAATAAACTAAAAGAGTTGGAAACCACAAAGTATACTTTTGATGAAAAGATTCTTTGTACTCATGTTCGTGGCGAAATTCCGCCACACGTTAAACCAGAAATTGATTTAGCGGTATTTGATCGTTGGCAAAAAGTATTGGCAGGAGATCTTCACAGCTATGAAAATAGCCAACGAAACATTATTTATCCCGGTAGCCCTTATACTACTAATTTTCACCGTAATGAGGTTGATACTGGGGCTGTGTTATTAAATGTAAAAGATTTAACACACATTTGGATGCCTTTTCAACTTCCGCAATTAATTAAACAAACTGTAGGAGTACATGACCCTAAACCGCAAACACCATTTCATCATACAATTTATGAAATTGAAGGTAATTTGCATGAATTAGGTCAGCTTGAGGACAGCGATTTAATTGATAAAAAAGTAGTTAAACGCGCACAAGAAACTCAGCTTATATTAGACCCAGAACTTTCGTTAGGCGAAGAAGTCAGGGAATACTTAACATATATTTTACAGTTAAATGAAATTGCAGTTACCGAAACACTAAAAGAATTCTACAACTACTCGGATAAACTAGAACTATGATAGTATTAAAACAATTAACATGGTCTAATGCTTTTAGTTATGGCGCTAATAATTGCATTGATTTTACTCAGAGCCCACTTACTCAGCTTGTGGGTAAAAATGGTCATGGTAAAAGTAGTGTAGCATTAATTCTAGAAGAAGTCCTATTCAATAAAAATAGCAAGGGAATTAAAAAAGGCGATATTTTAAATCGTTATATTAAAGACAAAAACTATCAAATTGAGTTAATATTTAACAAAGATGGTTGTGAGTATAAGATTGAAAGTAAACGCGGCACTCAACAACAAGTAAAGCTATATCGCGGCCAGGAAGATATTAGTGGACATACAGCTACTACTACCTATAAGTTAATAGAGCAATTAATTGGCATAGATCATAAAACTTTTTCACAGATTGTGTATCAAAGTCATGCAGGTAGTCTTGAGTTTTTAACTAGTGCTGATACTGCTAGAAAAAAGTTTTTAATTGAATTATTAAACTTAGGCAAGTATACACAAGCTGGAGAAGTATTTAAAACAGCAGCAGCAGAAGTAGGTAAAGACCTTGCACAAGCACAAGCTAAGTTGGATACTATTCGGCAATGGATTGGTAAATATAGTAAAACAAGTTTTCAACCTAAAGGATATACTCCAGTTTCCACATTAGATGATAGTCTAGTTGCAGAGTCAAGTAGATTATCAACCGTAATTCAAGACATTGAAAAAACTAATAAAAAGATTACACAAAATAATACTTATAAGCAATTAAAAGATGAAATAAACTTATTGCCTATTCCTAAAAAACCACAAGATAATATAAGTGTGGTGGCAACTAAAAAAGCAGAGTATGACAAAACTATTCAAGATGCTACGCTTTTTAAGAAAAAAATGACGGCATTACATGGTAATTGTCCCACCTGTTTACAAACTATTGATGCAGAAAAAACTAGTAATTTAATTGCAGAACAAGATGCAATTATTTTAATTGCTAAAGCTCAATCAAACAGAGAAACTGAACACATTAAAAAATATAATGAAGAATTAAATACTTGGAATACAGCACAACGCAATCAAGAAAATTGGGAAAAATATCATCAATTAATTGATACAGAATTACCTGATAGTTTATTGGATGAAGTAATATTACAAAAACAATTAAAAAATTTGCAACAACAAATAACAAATATTAAACAAGATATTGCTCAAGCAGAAAAACATAATCAGGAAGTTACCATTCATAATAATCGACTAGAATTGATAAAATCACAAATAGTTGAAATGGAGGTTGAACTTGGTGAGTGGACCGCAACAGCAAATCAATTAACTGCAAAATTAAATACCATAAATACATTAGTAAAAACTTTTAGTACAACTGGTTTAGTTGCGTATAAAATTGAAAATCTTGTTAAAGACCTAGAAGGTCTCAGTAATGAGTATCTGGGTGAATTAAGTGGTGGTAGATTTCAAATCAGTTTTCAAATTAGCGGAAGTGACAAATTAAATGTTGTAATTACTGATAATGGAATAGATATTGATATCTTAGCCCTTAGTGGGGGTGAACGAGCACGTGTTAATGTGGCAACACTATTAGCAATTAGAAAGCTAATGCAAAGTTTAAGTCAAAGTAGAATTAATTTATTAATCTTAGATGAAACTATAGAGGCCTTAGATGTAGACGGCAAGGAAAAACTAATTGAAGTCTTACTTAAAGAAGAATCTCTTAATACTATCCTCGTTAGTCACGGATTCAACCACCCCTTATTGGAAAAGGTACACGTTGTTAAACGAAACAACATTTCTACAATCGAGGGATAATAATATGTATAAAATCGAACGTATAATTAATGCTAAAGCTACCGCAGTTATACATGGTAGAGAAACAGAACTATTTGTAGGTGATGAACTTACCCAAGAACAATTAGATACACTAAAGGTTTATGGCGATAAATTAATTTACAGAGTAGATCAAAACTGTACTGTGGATGTTTGCGGAGTTGATATTGAGGCATATATGCCGCCAGTACACACACAAAATACTCCTATGGTAAAGCTGTCGCCAGAAATACACGAAACACCGGTTATTGTTAATACAAAGTAATGGTAGACTCTAGAGCTAAAGGCGCTAGAACTGAGTTAGTAATCAGGGACCTTCTTCGTAAACATACCAGTTTGGGATGGGAAAGGGTTCCTGGTTCAGGTGCATTAGATGAAAAACATGGATTAAAAGGCGATCTTTATATTCCTAATTGCAATAATATATTTTGTGTTGAGGCTAAAGGATACGCAGATGATCATTTGACTAGCGCAGTATTAACATCTAAATCACCACAATTACTAGAATTTTGGCAACAAACTATTCGTCAAGCTAAACAAGTAAACAAATTACCACTACTAATGTTTAAACATGATCGTAGTAAAATATTTGTAGCATTTAGTAGTGATTACTGCATACCAGAAAGTTATCCTTACTTTTATATATCTAGAAATCCTTATAGTTTTTATGTTTCACTGCTTGAAGACTGGTTAACCTATGAACGACCAGAATTTGTGTCTTGACCAAATCTTGAAATTTTAGTATAATAGTTAAATGAAAAATATTTTAATAAAGCCAACACTAGACTGGATATATCATGATTTCAAGTCAAATCGTTATCGGTTTATTATGGAGCTGGTTGCTTGGGCTCTTAGTATTGGGTGTGCTGCTATTATGGCTGGAACAGTACCAAACCCTCCACTTATGGCTCTTTATCCCGCTTGGATTACTGGTTGTGTTATTTATGCCTGGTGCGCTTGGTCTAGGCGCTCATTTGGTATGTTGGCTAACTACTGCCTGCTTGTCTCCATTGACACATTTGGCCTTATAAGACTAGTAACCGCAGGATAATATGAGTAAAACTTTTCAACAAGTCAGTGAACAAGAAAACAGCTTAATAGTTGTAGATGCACTTAATTTAGCGTTTCGTTGGAAACACAGCGGCGCTACAGATTTTGCAGAAGACTATAAACGCACTATTGAAAGCCTAAAGAAAAGCTATAAAGCTAAATGGGTTGTAATTGCCGCAGATCAAGGTTCTAGCAGTTATCGTAAAGCACTTTATCCTGAATACAAACAGAATCGCAAAGATAAATTTGCTGAACAAACTGAGGCGGAAAAAGCAGCTTTTGAACTATTCTTTGAAGATTATCAAGCTAGTTTAGACAATATTCGTGAAACTACAGATTATCCTGTAATTCAATTTAAACAAACTGAGGCAGATGATATTGCTGCATATATTACTAGTATTCGTAATCTGCTACCTGCTGTTGATCATATCTGGTTGATTTCAAGCGATAAAGACTGGGATTTATTAATTGGTGATAAAGTAAGTAGATTTAGCTATGTAACTAGAAAAGAAATTACTGCCAATAACTGGCATACACACTATAGTTTTCCACATGAACATTATATTAGTGTAAAGTGTTTAATGGGCGATACTGGTGATAATGTGCTAGGTGTGGAGGGTATTGGCCCAAAACGTGCACAACAATTAGTTGAAGAATATGGTACTGCACTTGATATAGTAGCAGAATTGCCTATTCAAAGTAAACTAAAATATATTAAAACACTAAATCAAAGTGGCGATAGAATTTTACTCAACTATCAACTTATGGATTTAATCAGTTTTTGTCAAGACGCACTAGGCGAAAACTGTAAACAAATAGATGAAATTTTAAAAGATTATTGTAAGGATTGATATGGTTAGTACAAGAGCACAAGTAATTACACGTCGTACCTACAACAGGCCTACTAGCGACGATGGAAAACAGTTTGAAACTTGGCAGGAAACAATTGCTAGAGTAATCGATCACCAGGCGTGGTTATGGGAACGTGCCCTTGGGCGTGAACTAAATGATGTAGAATATGCAGAACTTTATGACCTAGAACAGCTAATGTTGGATCGCAAAGTTTTAATGAGTGGCCGCACATTATGGTTAGGTGGTACTAAAGTAGCTAAAACCCGTGAAGCTAGTCAATTTAATTGCAGCTTTACTCATGTAGAAACTGTGTATGATGTGGTTGATGTACTGTGGCTATTGCTACAAGGTTGTGGCGTAGGTTTTAAACCTATTGTAGGTACACTTAATGGATTTTCAAAGCCAATTAAAAATATTAAGACAATTCGCAGCACGCGCACAGATAAAGGTGGTTTAGAGTATAATACAGAAACTTGGGATAGTGAAACTAAAACTTGGACACTACAAATTGGTGATAGCGCAGAAGCTTGGGCTAAATCAATCGGTAAACTTATGGCAGGCAAATATCCTGCTGATACTTTAGTCTTGGATTTTAGTCAATTACGTCCCGCAGGTGAAAGGTTAAAAGGTTATGGTTGGATTTCTTCAGGTGATACTGCAATTAGTACTGCATATATTGCTATTACCAATATCCTTAATGGTCGTGCTGATAGTCTACTTACTAGGATGGATATTCTGGACATTGTTAATCATTTGGGGACTATTCTTAGTAGTCGCAGAAGTGCTGAAATCGCTCTTTTTGACTATGGTCAACCTGAGTGGGAAGAATTTGCAGTAGCTAAAAAAGACTGGTGGTTGCATAATAATGAACATCGTACTCAGAGCAATAATTCACTAGTATTCAAGGAAAAACCACTACGTGAAGATTTGGAAAAAATCTTTGGTTTAATGCAGGAAGCAGGCGGTTCGGAGCCAGGTTTTATTAATGAAGTAGAAGCACTGCGGCGTGCCCCTTGGTTTAAAGGTGCTAATCCTTGTGTAGAAATTCTTTTAGGTAACAAAAGCTTTTGTAATCTAACTGAAACTGATATTGCTAAATTTCGTGGCGACAATGCCGGACTACATGCAGCTATTCGTTTAGCAGCACGCGCTAATTATCGTCAAACTTGTGTTGACTTGCAAGACGGTATCCTACAAGAATCCTGGCATTTAAACAACTACTTTTTACGTCTTTGCGGAGTAGGTTTAACAGGCATTGCAATGCGTCCAGATATGGGTAGTTATGACTATGAATACCTAAAGCGCACAGCAACTAGTGCTGCAGTAGGCATGGCTCAAGAACTAGGATTGCCAATTCCTAAAAATGTAACCTGTGTAAAACCATCAGGTACACTAAGCAAGATTATGGATACTACTGAGGGGGTACACAAACCACTAGGTAAATACATTTTCAACAATGTGCAATTTTCAAAACACGATCCAGTAGTAGAAAAATTACGCGAAGCAAACTACACAGTAATTAACCATCCAGTTGATGATAGTGGTGTATTAGTAACTTTTCCAGTTTGTTGGGATGGTGTAGTATTTGATAAAGTTGACGGTAAAGAAGTTAACTTAGAAAGTGCGATTACACAACTAGAACGCTATAAATTGTTGCAAACTAGTTGGAATCAACAAAATACTAGTGTGACTATTAGTTATGATCCCACAGAGATTCCAGCAATTATTAGTTGGCTACTAGACAATTGGGATTGTTATGTAGGCGTAAGTTTTATTTATAGAACTGATCCTAGTAAAACTGCTAAAGATTTAGGCTACTTATACCTTCCACAAGAAGTAGTAGACGAACAAACTTATAAAAACTATGTACAAATTTTACGTACAATTGATTTAAACACTGCAAATAGTTTTGATGAAATAACAGATCAAGACTGCAGTACGGGTGCTTGTCCAATAAGGTAATATATTATGATAAAAAAACCAAACAATAAAAAAGACAAAGAAGAGAAAAAAATAGATGTTGCTGATGATTTTGAATTTACTTTTAAAATTACCAAAGAAGAAGCAAATATCTTGTTAATTGCTCTACAAGAACTGCCAGGAAAAATCTGTAATCCACTTAGTGAAAAACTTCGTGAACAGGCTATTGAACAGGTAGAAGGCAAAACTATTAATCATAGTATTGAAGAAGGTATTGCAATAGAAGAACACATGAACGGCGGATAAAAAAAAGCCCCTAGTAGCAATACTAGGGGCTTTTTTTTAATTATTATAGGCTAAAATAATTTGTTTGCACATTGGACTACGTACAATGTCTTCGTCTAAGAATTTAACT